TTGTACCCGAAAACATGGTTCTCGGTCAGTCGGCCCTGCGGGGTGATCAGGGAGCCAAGCTCCTTGTCGTCCCACTCGTCAAGGACATTGGTCAGCTCGTACTTCTTGGTGACGAGCCAGCGGATGTATGCGTCAAACTCGTCTTGGGTGGTGTTCCCATGACGGGTGGTGATCAGTCGCATGGACTGCTTTTCGAGCTGATCGTACTTTTTACGATAGCCCTCAACAGAATCCATAGTGACCGTATTTCCCAGCAAGCTCTGTTCCCTCTGGATGCGATGCTCCCAGCGGTTGTGAAAGGCAGGCTGGAAATGGTCAGGTAAGTCAGGATATGCCATTTCTTATTCCTTTCGGTTCAATTACAGTTAAAAAAACGATTTGTTCAGTAACTCCGGGTGTCCGCACTTGCGGGGCGAAGCGGCCTGTGGCCTGCATTTCACCGGGTCCGGTTGAACCGAAGGTGTCGGCTTAAGATCATTATGGTGGGAAAAATTTCCCTACTGTCAATACCCCAACACCCATTATGGGTAAAATTTCCCAATAATAAAAAAAACCTCCCGGCTGGAGAGGACCGGGAGGCTCTTATGCGTTATGACAACAACACCTTACGGGTGCTTGAACTCCTGAATTATGGTGAGAATTCCCTCGTCATCGGGTACAATGTCCAGTGCCAGCTTTACGCCCCTGCCGTTCTTATTGAAGTACAGGGTGGACTTGTGGATTGGATGGACCTTTTCCCTTGGAGGGTATTCAAGTCGGCAGTCCCGGGGAAGCTCGAACTTCCGTTGGGGAGGTTTAACGGGAGGGAGATCCTCCACGCTTGCCGGGATCTCTGCCGTAACTGGTTCCACTTGCACGGTTTCCACCTCGGGGCTTAGGTCGCTTGAGCGGACAACGGCTGAGAACTCGGTGATGTCCTCCTTGCCTTCCTGCTTAAGCACCTTCTTCACCATATTGGTGAAATTCTTCTTACCTTCTGCCATGAAGAAATGACCGTCTGCTATCTGGGCGATGATTTCACCCTTCCGGGAGACCTCGGTCTCGGTTACAATCCAGTCTTTCATGGTTTAGATCTCCTTGTTGCGGATTGCCATCTGGAGGTAGGATTCCTCCTCCTTGGTGAGGCGGTCACCCTCGGCCCTGTTGCCAGAGGCGTAGGCATCAGCGGCCCTGCTCCCGGCATCTTGGGCCATCTCCCTGTAGCTCTTGCCGTTGGTGGAGATGACGGCTCCTGCCTGATCACCGTGGTAGAACTTGTCCGGTGAGATCTTGTCTTTGAGGCTGGCGAGGTTGCGGACGGTCTCCGGTCCAATCCCGCTTGCCACTGCGTAGTTGACCAACTGGTGGGCCTGCTCATCGGTGAACCCGAGGGTCCGCATGGTGTTGAGGGCATCCTGCCCAATCCCCTTGGCCTGCTCGCCCATTTCCTTGAAGTAGGCTTCCTCCTTGACCCGGTAGTCTGCGAGGGTCTGCTCGTAGTTGGCCTGCTCCATCTTGGCGTAGAGTGCCTTGACATCGTTTGCCAGCTCCGGGGATGCACCGTGCTTGAACATCAGCTCCTGTGCCTCCTTGGCGACATCCTCGCTCCATTGGATCTGCTCAGGGAGATCCTCGGGACGGGCAAAGTCGTAGTCGGTGGAATTCTCTGGAGCACCTGACAGCTCACGCATCTTCTGCGAGAAGGCATCCTTGACCTCCTGCGGGGCGTTCTCGTCAGGTCGGGCGAACCCTCCCTTGCTCAGTGCCTGCTTCTGGTGCAGGAGCGTCCCGAGGACATCGTCCATGCTCTTGAAGCGTTCAAAGGTCTTGGCCCCTTCCTTGAGATGCTCGGGCAGTCTGCCCCATGCCTCCGGGTTGATCTTCCCGGTTTCATCGTAGAGGCCACGGTAGTAGCTCTCCTTGGTCCCGGCATCGGAAGATTGCCCCTGTACAGGGGTTTGTGGCGTGGTTGGCACACTACCCTCAACGGGTGTCTGAACGCCTTCTACGGGGGTTTCTACGGCCTCTGCGGGGGCTTCTGCCGTCCCGCCTAATACTGATTCACTCATTTCTCTTTTCTCCTTGTCACTTCAGGTTCTGGTTGATCGATCAAGACCTCCGGTATGTGGGTCAGATCGTAAATGGTTTTGGCAATCTCCTGCTTGCCCGAATTGACTGCCGCCAAGTGGATGTCGATCCCGACCCCGGCAACAATCTGGAAACAGGGCCGAAAGGCAAACTGCCCACACAGCTCCTGATAGACGATCTCCTGCTCCCGGGATCTCTTCCCGTCAATGCCGAAGACTGCCTTGAACGCCCGTGATCTCTCCACGGGACTCACTGTCTCGTACTCCACGCTCATTCCCTTGTCCTTTGGTTATCCTTGCATTTGCTCCTGTATCTGGTCGGTGGCCTCACGGGGGAGCTTGCTCATGTTCCCAGCAACCTTGGATCCTGTCTCAGCGGCCTCCATTGCCATCTGGGCTTCCTTTTGAGCCTGCATCTGGGCCTCAATCTGGGCCTTCTCCTCGGGGGTGTTGAAGAAGTCGATGGTCACACCCTGCCTGTCAGCACTGCCACGGATGATCCGGGCCATGTTCATCTCGGTCATCAGGGCTTCACCTCCTGCCAGCTCAAGCATCGGCTGGAGCATCGTGAACCATTCCACGAAGGTCTTGTTCTCCATTGCCTTGATCGCCATTGCCAGCTTGGACACGAAATTGATCTTGGGTTGCGGGATGACCAGCACACCGTCACCACGGTCTTGCAGGACGCTCTGCGGGGGAGGCGGGAACAGTCCCCTGCGGTAGCAGATCCCAAACACCCGTCTGAGGATTGGCTTGAAGACCTCCATCTTGATCCGCTCGAAGGTCGGGGAGATCCGGGTCAGCTTCTCCTGAAGCATCTGAGATACCTCGTAGGCGGTCTTCTCCCTGCGGACCTCGTCCATGTTGGTGAGCATCTGGAACAGGTCCACGAAGTATTCCCTGCGGATCATGTCCTCCTTCCGCTTCACCCGGTCGATGCCGATATCGTAGCGTCCCCCGGTGAGCCATTCCTCGGGCTTGGCCCCGTTGTTGCTTCCCGGGTCGTAGACGGTGGCCCCAGCGGCCTCCAGCCTCACCTTGCCCAGCGTACCCTTGGGAACCAGTGTGCGGGGGAAGGCGGCTACCTCGCCCAGTGCGTCCATGTCACGGTCGATGTTCTGTACCTGCCTCACGGTTGGCAGGATCATGTGTGAGGGACACCAGCCATACGGGGTGTCGCCCCACTTCTCGAACCGGGACACGCAGAAAGGTTGCTCGGGATAACCGGACTCCTTGAGGATATGCTCGTCCTGAACACTGACCCAGATGCTGGCGTAGGGCATATTGACCGCATCGATCATCCGTGGGTTGCGTTCGGTCTCTGACCGGGGACGCATCGTGTGGATCACATCGAACTTCTTCAGGTGTTCGCCCGGGTCTTGACTGTACAGGCACTTCAGCATCGAGGGCGACAGGGCTGAACGCCCAAACAGGTCCAGTGCCTGCCTTGAGGTCAGACTGAGCTTCCTGCGGACAGTGTCCACCAGTCCCTTGGCGTTCTCGGCAATGTAGAAGGATCCCACCGCCTGAGTGGTGAAAAACATATAGTCTTCCGGGTCTTCATCGCAGTGGACAAAGCAGGTTCCGAAAGCACCACGGTCCTTGAAGAATTCGTGGATCTCGAGGTAGAAATTGCTCTCCTGAAGGATCTCCAATGCCCGTTCGCTGATCATCTTGTACCAGTCCTTGGCATCCCGGGGAGCGTGTGTCCCTCTGGGATCCTGCCACTCGAAGAATCGTCCACTGACCATGTAGTCCATCTGACCGGAGGCCAGCGTATTGTTGCAGTGGATGGCCTCGGTGTTGTAGATCTTGTCGCTGTAGCCCTCAATGTCCTTGGTCTTGGAGCTGGTGATCTGGCTCTTCTTGGGGGCGACATAGTCGGAGATGTCCTGCCAGACCTGCCTCTCGTTGCTGGCCTCGGCCTCCATCGCATTGAAGGCTTGGATTTCCCGTTGTGCTAACCCGTCTGCCATCTCTATTGCCCCAGAACGGATTTTGTGCCTACGCCCGGATCGTACCCACCAGTCTCACCTGCGAGGACGCTCGCCCTCTTGCCCTTCTTGGCCTGCATAATGAGCTTTGTGTCACGCTTGGCCTGCTGTACCTCGGTCTGCCTTTCGGTGACCGGAGGCGGTGCTGGTGTAGGTTTCGGTGCTGATCCACCCTTGAAGAAGGTATTGAGCTGTTCCATCGGTCCAGCTACCCACGGTAGTGCAAATTCATTCATCATATTCATGTGTTCACCTCTCAATTCTCGATCTTATTGACATCATTGGGTAAAATTTCAACTTATTTCTCTTCTCCCAGCTCACCCACGG